CTGGCAACCGTCAGCCACCTGGGACGGCAATACTGGGGAAATAACTTCGGCACCGCTAACCAGCCAACCAAACTTTGAAGACCTACTCCGCGAACACGGACACAACCCAGACGAAGTAGAGATCGTTGGTTCAGTCCGCACTTCACGTTGGCAGATGGCACGCAAAGGTGGCGAGCCTGAATGGCTAACCTCATTCCGGTTCACCATCCAACGCAAAACTTCTAGCATCAACCTGCCGGCACTCTTCGCAGAAGCCAGACGCAACAAACCGAAAGCCATCCCCGCAAAGACTGGGGAGGCTCTTATCGTCGTTTGGGCAGACCCGCAAACAGGCAAAACAGACCATCGTGGTGGCACTCCTGAACTAATCGCCAGGGTGGAAAGCAAACTCACTGCGTTAGAGGCTTACATCAAGGCGCAGAAACCTGCATCAATGGTGTTCCTAAATGCAGGGGACAGCATCGAAGGTTTCGAGAATGTTGAATCGCAAGCCTTCACCAACGACCTCTCTCTGCCGGAACAGCTCGACCTCGAAGCAACCTTCGAATGGAAGTTTCTGACCCTGCTCCGCAAATACAGTGAAGATGTCACTTGCGCCACCGTAGGCTCCAACCACTGTGCCTGGCGACGCGGCAAAGCAACACTCGGAAGACCCTCAGACGACTGGGGACTCTTCATCCAACGCCAACACATGAAACTCAACACCGAGTTAGGTTTAGGTATAAAGTTCGCAGAACCGGAACCACACAGCGAATCTTTAGCCATCAAAGCAAACGGCACCATAATCGGACTCGTCCACGGACACCAAGCATCACCCGGAAAGTTCACCGACTTTTGGGCACGCCAAGTCCACGGTGGTTCACCCCTCGCACACGCAGACATCGTAGTCTCAGGACACTATCACTCGCTCCTTATTCAGCCTTCAGGTCGCAACCCCTATACGGGACGCTCCAAATGGCATTTGCAAGCACCCACAATGGACAACGGCTCCAGCTGGTACGCAAACCGGATGGGCGGTTCAGACAGTGACCCTGGACTTCTAGTGTTCATGGTCGGAGAGAACGGACTGAACCTCCAATCCCTCGCAGTCCTCTAAACCTCCTGCAACGCAACGCCACACATTACGGCGCGAACCGTTTGCTCCCCATAATCGTCCATCGAGGGTAGAGCGTGAGAGCGGACGTTACAGGAACCCCAAGGCCCGCCGGAGCCTACGCAAGTAAATCCGGCACCCTACTTCCAAACCAAAGGAAACGAACATGGCAGACGTAACCGACCCAACCGCAACCACTACCGCAACCCCAAAAGCAGACACATCAAAAACCTGCCCATGCGTAAACGGCTACTGCCAAGGCTGCGGCGCATTCATCGAATAACCAATGCCTAAAGCATTACGCATCTGCAACAAACAAGGCTGCACAGAACCAACAACAGCCTCCTACTGCGATGCACACAAACTACCCGGCTGGCACAACAGCAAACGCAACACCAAAAACCCACCAGGCTGGCAACGCATCCGCCAACACATACTCCACAGAGACGCAAACACTTGCCAATACTGCGGAGCAGCTGCAACCGAGATAGACCACATCATCCCAGTCAGCCAAGGCGGAAACCATACACCAGGCAACCTAGTCGCCTCATGTACCCCCTGCAACAAAGCCAAAAACCTGAAAGAACGTAGACAGTCCTAACAGACCCTACGTCCACACCCCCTACCCTGGGGGTACTACCTGAACAAAAATTGCCACACGCCGTAAGGGGGCTGGCTGTCTTTGGTTCGTCAAGTTCAAAACCTTGAGATGCGGCGTGAGGCCGCCCGATGCTCCGTGATGGGGTTAGGAGATTACTTATGGCTTCTGGTGGTGCTAGGGCTCGTTCTGGGCCTGCTCCTGATCCGAATGCTTTGCGTCGTGATCGTAAGGATGATGCTGGGTGGACTATCTTGCCGGCTGAGGGCCGTAAGGGTAAGGCTCCGGTGTTTCCTTTGGTTGAGCCGTCTAAGCGTGAGCTGGTGTTGTGGTCTCGTTTGTGGAAGTTGCCTCAGGCGCTTTTGTGGGAGAAGAATCAGCAGGAGTTGGCTGTTGCGTTTCATGTGCGGACTATGTGTGAGGCGGAGCGGGCTGATGCGTTAGCGAATCTTCGTACTCTTGTTCGTCAGCAGGCTGGGGAGTTGTTGTTGACTATTCCGGCGATGTATGCGGCTAGGGTTCGTATCGCTGAGGATGAGGTGGCTTTGAAGCGTGCTGAGGCTTCTCCGGCGCGTGTCAGCGCTCGTGACCGTTTGAAGGCGGTGAAGGGTGCTTGAGCAGCGTGAGTCTAGCGTTTTGGCTGTTGCTCTTGACTGGGTTACTGCTCATTGTGTCGTTCCAGACGGTTTTGACCGGGGTCGTCCGTTAGAGCTGTATGACTATCAGTTCGACTATTTTTCTAACTTTTACCTGGTGCGTGGTGACGCTAAGTGGGTGGCTGAGAAGCCGGTTACTGGTCCGGCGTTCGTTTATCGTCGTGGTTTGCTGGTTGGTCCGCAGAAGTTGGGTAAGGGTCCTATGACTGCTGCTCACATCTGTTTGGAGGCTGTTGGTCCGGCGTTGTTTGCTGGTTGGGCTTCTGGTGGCGAGGTTTATGACTGTCGTGATCATGGTTGCCGTTGTGGTTTTGTTTATGAGTATGAAGCCGGCGAGCCGATGGGTATGCCTTGGCCGACTCCTCTGATTCAGATAACAGCGATTTCTGAGGAGCAGACGGACAACATTTATGGGGCTTTGCGTCCGATGATTGAGTTTGGTCCGTTGGCTGATGTGATTGCTAAGACTGGCGAGGAGTTTATCCGTCTGCCTGGTGGTGGTCGTATTGATACGGTTACGAGTTCGGCTCAGAGTCGTCTTGGTCAGCGTGTGACTTTTGTGCCGCAGGATGAGTGCGGTTTGTGGACTCCAACTAATGGCATGGCTAAGGTTGCGGATACTCAGTTCCGTGGTTTGGCTGGTATGGGTGGGCGTGCGTCGTTGACGACGAATGCTTGGAATCCTGCTGAGAACTCGGTGGCGCAGCAGCAGTTTGAGTCGTCTGCTAAGGACATTTACCGTTTGTTTAGGCAGCCGCCAGCCAACTTGTCTTACAAGAACAAGGTGGAGCGTCGCAAGATTCATCAGTTTGTTTATGGTGAGGCTCTAACGCAGTTTGGCGGCCATGTTGATTTGGATGCTATTGAGGCTGAGGCGTTTGATTTGATTCAGCGTGATCAGGCTCAGGCTGAACGCTTTTTCGGTAATCGGATTGTTGCGAGTGCTGATGCGTGGATTGATCCGAAGGTTTGGGATGAGCGCGAGCTTGTTGCCCCGCCTAAGAAGGGTGACGCTATCGCTATCGGTTTCGATGGTTCGTTGCGTGATGACTCGACTGCTTTGGTGGCTTGCCGGATTGACGATGGCCATTTGTGGGTTCTTGGCCTTTGGGAAGCTCCTGAGGACAAGGATGCTGACTGGGAGGTTCCGGTTGGTGAGGTTGATGCGCGTGTGGCTTGGGCTTTCAAGGAGTTCAATGTGCAGCGCATGTATTGTGACCCGGCTTATTGGCAGGACATTGTTGGCCGCTGGTCTTCCCAGTTTGGTGACAAGAAGGTTTTTGAGTGGTGGACGAATCGTGAGCGGGCTATGGTCGCAGCTTTGGAGCGTTTCCATACTTCGGTCGTGACTGGCCAACTGTCGCATGACGGTGATGAGGATTTGTCTCGTCACATCAAGAATGCGCATAAGAAGGAGACCCGTTCGGGTTTGGTGATTCGCAAGGACCGTCCACATTCACCACGCAAGATTGACCTTGCTGTTTGCGCTGTGCTTGCTTATGAGGCGCGTGGCGATGTTATTCAGTCAGGGAAGGTCAAGAAGAAGGCAGTATTCGCAGGTTTTTAGGAGACGTTTATGGATAACGACGCACAGTCGCCGGTTGAGATGATCAAGGTTCTGGAACAGGAACTTGCTTCTCGTCAGGTTTTGCTTCAGCGTCTCCAGGATTATCACGATGGTAAGCATCGTCTTGCTTTTACTTCGCAAAAGTTTCGTGATGCTTTTGGTGGAATGTTTTCGGCGTTCTCGGACAACTGGTGCCAGCTTGTGGTTGATGCTGTTGAGGAGCGTTTGAATGTTGAGGGTTTCCGGTACGGTAGCGACCCTAAGTCGGACAAGGATGCTTGGTCGATTTGGCAGGCTAACTGTTTGGATGCTGATTCGCAGCTTGCTCATTCTGAGGCTCTAATCAAGGGTGACGCTTACGCAATTGTTTGGGGTAACGATGAGGGCAACCCGCGGGTGTCTATCGAGTCGCCTCGTGATGTTGTTGTGGCTTACGCTCCTGGGAACCGTAAGAAGCGTGTTGCTGCTTTGAAGCGTTGGCGTGATGATGATGGCTTCCATGCCACTTTGTTCACTCCTGATTTTGTGTATAAGTATCACAAGAATGACAGCGCTAACGGCGAGTGGCTTCCTTCTTTGAAGGCTTCTGAGGTTTGGCCTTTGCCTAACCCTTTGGGTGTTGTGCCTGTTGTGCCCATCACTAACCGCGCGAGCTTGACTTCGGCTTACGGAGTGTCCGAGTTTTTGGGGGCTATCCCGATTCAGGATGCTGTCAACAAGCTGGTGGCTGACATGCTTATTGCTTCTGAATACATTGCGTATCCGCAACGTTATGTGACTGGTATGGAAATCCCTATCGACGAGAACACTGGCCGGGCGATTGCTCCGTTCAATGTTTCGTTGGATAAGTTGCTGGTTGCGGAGGACCCTGCTGCGAAGTTTGGTTCGTTGACTGCTGGTGATTTGCAGAACTATGTGACTGGTATTGACACTTTGGTGCAGCATATTGCTTCGCAGACTCGCACTCCACCGCATTATTTTTACTTGTCGGGCAACTTCCCTTCGGGTGATGCTATTAAGTCGGCGGAGACTGGTTTGGTTGCTAAGAGCCGTCGTAAGATGCGTTTCTTTGGTGAGTCTTGGGAAGAGGTTATGCGTCTCTGTTTCAAGGTTTTGGGCGACCCTCGTGGCGACATTTTTGAGAGCGAAACGGTTTGGGCTGATCCTGAATACCGTTCGGAGGCCGAGTTGGCTGATGCGCTTATCAAGCGCAGCGCTATTGGTGTTCCTCGCCAACAGTTGTGGGAGGATGCCGGCTATTCGCAGACGACCATTGCACGCTTCCAGGCTATGGAGGCTAGTGATGTTTTGAATCAGGCGCTTGCTGTTCCTGGTGGCGCTGATAGTTCTGCCCCGGCTCCGGCTGTTAGTGACCCTTCTGAGGAGACGAAGAAGAAGGCTGATGCTTTGGGTTCGTTGATTCGTTCTGGTGTGAAGCCTGAGGATGCTGCTAAGGCTGTTGGTCTTGATGGTGTTGGCTTCTTGGATGTTCTTCCGGTGACTTTGAAGACTGCTGCGATGACTGATGCGGAGACGCAACAGATTCAGGCTGGCGGATAGCGATGTCTCTTACAGCCGTCTATCAGAACGAGTTGAAGAAGACTCGCACTTATGTGGCTGATGCGGTTCGGATGCACTGGAACGCTTTACCGGATTACCGCGACAACAATGTTGAACCGTTTGTAGATCGGGTTGTGCCGTTGGTCATTGCTGGCCAGCGTCGCGCTGTCACTATGACGGATGCTTACATGTCGCACGTTTTGAAAACTAAGCCGATTGGTTTGGATTTCGAGTCGTTGATGGGTTCGGCTGTGCGTAATGGTGTTGACCCGCATGAGGTGTATAAGCGTCCGTTTACTACGGTTTGGACTTCGATTGCCACTATCGGCTTCGAGGCTGCTGTGGTGAAGGGGTTGAGCCGTCTGATGTCGACCGCTGACATGGATGTGGCGTTGAGTGCGCGTGATGCGTCTCGCGCTTATGGCATGTCTTCGGATCGTGTGGCTGGGTTTCGCCGTGTCGCTGACCCTGGCTGCTGCGATTTTTGTCAATCGATTGATGGGGCGAAGGTTGCGAGCGAAAGCGCTGCTCCTTTGCACAACCGTTGTGGCTGCACTGTGGAGCCGATTGAGGTCGGTTCTCCTGCTGCTTCTGGTGGTTTCGTTTCGTTTACTGCTGGTAGCGAGTTTGGTGACACTCTCATCGAGGATCATGGCGAGCTAGGTCCTGTCATTACGAATAAGCACAACCATTTCACAGGTCCTAACGACCTGCATTGAGTTTGGTCAACCGTTTGGGTTGTTCCATTGATTTCCCCGCGCGATGTGGTGGATTCCAAAAAAGAAAGTGAGGCCGTGATGGCTGACGAAAATACCGCTCCTGAGGCTGGAACCGACATTGCATCTGATGTTTTGCAGGATTCCGGCACCGAAGCAACAACCTCTTCTTCTAAGGCGGAGATTCCGTCCGAGGTGAAGAGTGCCTTGAAGAAGGCTAACAAGGAAGCGGAGACGCTTCGTCTGAAGCTGAAGGAGTATGAGGACCGTGACAAGACGGACCTTCAGAAACTTCAGGAGGAACGTGACGCTTTGAAGAGCGAACGCGATTCTCTTTCTCTCGCACAGATGCGACGTGAGGACG